GTCCCAAATCACGTTGCTGACTCGTTCTTTGCATCTGTTTATCCTACTATTACTTCTGGTAAAAACACCAAAGTAATCATCGTCTCCACTCCACATGGTATGAATCATTTCTACCGTATGTGGCATGATGCGGAGAAGCAAAAGAATGAATATATTCCCACAGATGTTCACTGGTCAGAAGTTCCTGGTAGAGATGAGAAGTGGAAAGAAACCACAATTGCAAACACATCTGAAGCACAGTTCAAGGTTGAGTTTGAATGTGAGTTCTTAGGGTCAGTTGATACACTGATTGCACCAAGTAAGTTAAGAACTCTTATCTATGACAATCCAATCAAAAGAAATGCTGGATTGGATGTGTACGAACCATCTCAAGATAAGCATGATTATGTAATGACTGTTGATGTTGCAAGGGGAGTGGGTGAAGACTATTCAGCCTTCGTTGTTGTAGACATTACATCATTTCCGCATAAAGTAGTTGCAAAGTATAGAAATAATGATATTAAACCGATGTTATTCCCAAACATCATTTACGAAGTAGCAAAGAGTTATAATAGTGCATTCATTCTATGTGAAGTAAATGATATTGGAGATCAGGTTGCAAGTATTCTGCAGTATGATTTAGAGTATCAGAATTTGTTGATGTGTTCTATGAGAGGTAGAGCAGGTCAAATTGTCGGTCAGGGATTTTCTGGTAAGAAGACTCAACTTGGCGTCAAGATGTCCAAGACTGTTAAGAAGGTAGGATCACTTAATCTAAAAACATTAATTGAAGAAAACAAACTTATCTTCAATGACTATGAGATTATTTCTGAATTGACTACTTTTATATCCAAGAATAATTCTTTTGAAGCAGAAGAAGGTTGCAATGATGACTTAGCAATGTGTCTTGTCATCTATGCTTGGTTGGTTCAGATGGATTACTTTAAAGAACTAACTGATCAAGATGTTCGTAAGAGATTATATGAAGAGCAGAAGAATCAAATCGAACAAGACATGGCTCCATTTGGGTTTATGGATGATGGTTTAGGTGATGCTAGTTTTGTTGATAGTGAAGGGGATAGATGGTTTACTGCCGACGAATATGGTGATAGATCATTTATGTGGGAGTATCTTTCTTGATGGATATTGATGGTCAAATAAAATTAGGTCATCTTCTTTTACAAGATAGAAAATGTAGAGTTTGTGGCGAAACTAAAAATTTGATAGAAGGATTTTATAGGACAAGAAAAGATAGAGGACCTGTTGCATCGTCATATTCATATGAATGTAAAGAATGCACTATAAAGAGAATAAGAGAAAATAGAAAAAAGACTCCTTTTACCGATTGGACTTACCCAGATTGGTAGTTCACGTCTCGTTTCCCCCATGAAAAGTAACTTTTTAATAAATATTTTTTAGATAAACTGAGACACGGAGAACAAAACATGGCGACTCCTCAATTATCTCCTGGAGTATTGACAAGGGAGGTTGACCTTACAGTAGGAAGAGCTGATAACGTACTCGATAATATCGGTGCAATTGCAGGTCCTTTCTCGATTGGTCCTGTTAACCATCCAATCGATATCAGCACAGAACAAGACTTAATCAATACGTTTGGTAAGCCACTTTCAACAGATGCTCAATACGAGTACTGGATGAGTGCTGCTTCATACCTTTCATATGGAGGAGTCCTCAAGGTATGTAGAACTGCTGGTACAACCCTAGCAAACGCAAATGCTGGTGTTGGTGCAACAAATGCAACACTGACTGGCAGTGGTAGAATCGATAACTATGATGATTATATTGATGATCATAGCGAAGCAACCAATTTCACATATGCTGCTAAGAACCCTGGTTCTTGGGCAAATGATATGAAGGTTTGCGTCATCGATGATGTTGCAGACCAAGTAATTGGAATCACCACAACTAGTCTTGCTGGTGTTGGTGCAACTGTTGGATATGGCGTTACCTTATCACTATCTGCAGTTACTTTACCTGGTGCAGGAACAACTTCAGAATTCACTGGATATCTGAAGGGAATTATCACTGGCGTTACTACAGATGCAGTTAACTCTGCAAGTACAATCGACGTTAAGATTGTATCAAGAGTTTCTTCTGCAGGAACAGAAACCAGAATTGATTATGCAGAGGGAACTAACTTCGCAGCGTATACAGCAGCAGATACAGTCAACTTTATTGACTCATCAGGAGCACTTGCAGGTTCAGAAACAGTAACAACTGCAATTGACTGGTATGACCAGCAAACACTTGGCCTTACCAATGCTACTTTATACTGGAAGTCAATTGCACCAAAACCAACAACCAATCAGTATGTAACTGATAGACAAGGTTATAACGATGCAATGCACGTTGTAGTTGTTGATGATCTTGGTACAATTACTGGAAGTCAAGGAACTATCCTTGAAAAGCACGTAAGTGTTTCCAAAGCAAAAGATGCTATCTCTTCTGTTAATTCTCCACAGAAGACATTCTACAAGACATATCTTGCAGATTTCTCGGAGCAAATTTACGCTGGTGGAAATCCTGGAGAGACGGCCGATGCACATTTTGGAACTACTCCAAGAGCAACTGGATTCTCTGCAGACTTTGCACCAATTAGTACTGCTGATGGTGTTTGGGGTCTTGAAGCACAGGGTGTTACCTACAACGCAGTTGGTAACGTAACATATCCTCTAAAGGGTGGTGTTGATTATTCTGCCGCTGGTGGAATGAAAGCAGAACTTGGAGATCTAATTACTTCTTATGGTGAATTTGATAATAAAGATGAAATCGAAGTAGATTATCTGATCATGGGACCTGGTTGTATCAATCAATCAGAATCTCAAGCAAAAGCACAATACCTAATTTCAATTGCAGAGCAAAGAAAAGATTGTGTTGCAACAGTTGGACCACATAGATCTGACTTAGTTGGAGAAACAAACTCCAATGATCAGACAACTAATCTGATTAAGTACTTTAGTTCACTGTCCTCCTCTTCTTATGCAATCTTTGATAGTGGATATAAGTACACCTACGATAGATTCAACAACAAGTTCCGTTATATCCCATGTAACGCAGACGTTGCTGGTCTAATGACTCGCACCAACATTGTTGCTTATCCTTGGTTCTCGCCTGCAGGTCAGCAAAGAGGCATTATCAATAATGCTATCAAACTGGCATATAACCCAAATAAGGCACAAAGAGATCAACTCTATCCTAAGAGAGTTAACTCAATTATTACTCAACCAGGAATTGGAACACTTCTGTTTGGCGATAAGACTGCACTTGGATATGCTTCTGCATTCGATAGAATCAACGTTCGTCGCTTGTTCCTCACTGTTGAGCAAGCACTTCAGAGAGCAGCAGAGGCTCAACTCTTTGAACTCAATGATGAGTTAACAAGAGCAAACTTTAGAAACATTGTTGAACCATATCTACGTGATGTTGAGGCGAAGAGAGGAATCTATGGATTCCTGGTTGTTTGTGACACTACAAACAATACTCCTGATGTCATTGACAACAATGAGTTTAGAGCAGACATCTTCCTGAAGCCTGCTAAGAGCATCAACTACGTCACCCTAACCTTCGTCGCAACGAGAACTGGCGTCTCGTTTGAAGAAGTAGCAGGTAGAGTTTGATAACATTATCTAAATAACAAAAGGAGGATTTAAACAATGGCAACTTCAAGAGAAAACAAGACTATTTCTCAATTTAAATCAGCACTGATTGGGGGCGGCGCCCGCCCCAATCTATTTGAGGTAGAACTACCAAACTTCCCAGGAGATATTTCCTGGAATGCTGATAACTTTAGATTTATGTGTAAGGCAGCTCAAATGCCTGCACAGACAATCGCATCAATTGATGTTCCTTTCAGAGGAAGAACATTTAAAGTTGCGGGCGACAGAACTATTGATACCTGGACTGTAACAGTTATCAATGATGAAGGATTTATTCTGAGAAATGCTTTTGAGCAATGGTCAGAATTAATCGCTAAGTTGGATAACAACTTAGGTGCTACTGATCCTTCTGCTTACATGGTCAATGCTAAGGTATTCCAACTTGGTAGAGGATCTGTTGCAAGCAGTCAAGACAATAGTGGCGAATCTAATGTAGTTCTGAAAGAATACGAATTCATTGATATCTTCCCAACGGAAGTTTCTGCAATTGATCTTTCATATGATTCTACAGACACAATTGAAGAATTTACTGTTACTTTCCAAGTACAATCCTTCTCCGTCGCCGGAGCAGGGTCACCTAATGGTTGATAAATAGTAAGAAGATCAAACTAAGATATAAATCATGGCCAAATTATTTGGGTTCTCAATAGAGGACACAGAACCACTATCTCCTGGAGCAGTCAGCCCCGTTCCTCCTAATAACGAGGACGGGTCTGATCACTACATGAGTAGTGGTTTTTTTGGTTCTTATGTAGATATCGAAGGAGTCTACAGAACCGAATTTGATCTAATTAAAAGATATCGTGAAATGGCACTTCATCCAGAAGCGGATAGTGCCATTGAAGATATTGTGAATGAAGCTATTGTTTCCGATACAAACGATAGTCCAGTTGAGATTGAACTTTCAAATCTTAATGCTAGCGATGGCATTAAAAACAAAATTCGTAGCGAGTTTAAATATATTCTTGATTTATTGGATTTTGATAAGAAAGCTCATGAAATCTATAGAAATTGGTATATTGATGGGCGCATCTATTATCATAAAATAATTGATCTTAAGAATCCCCAAGAGGGAATTCAAGAATTACGCTATATTGACGCTATGAAAATGCGTCATATTAGACAGCAAAAGAAAAAACCTGGAGATAAAGCAGCAAGAGCTGTTGCACAGATTAAAAGTGATAATCCCATGGATTATGACTTTCCAGAGATTGAAGAATACTTCATCTATAATCCAAAGTCAGTTTATCCAACTGGCAATCCAATGCAAACTGGTGCAAGTCAGGGAATTAAAATTGCAAGGGACGCAATCACCTATTGCACTTCAGGTTTAGTAGATAGAAATAAAGGCAATACACTTTCATATCTACACAAGGCAATTAAGTCACTCAATCAACTTAGAATGATTGAGGATTCTCTTGTTATCTACAGATTGTCAAGAGCACCAGAACGTAGAATTTTCTATATTGATGTTGGCAATCTACCTAAAGTTAAAGCTGAACAGTATTTGCGTGACGTTATGACACGTTATCGCAATAAACTAGTTTATGATGCATCGACTGGAGAGATTCGTGATGACAAAAAATACATGTCTATGTTGGAGGATTTTTGGCTACCTAGACGAGAGGGAGGACGTGGTACTGAAATTTCTACTCTTCCAGGAGGACAAAACCTGGGCGAAATCACAGACATTGAGTATTTTAAAAAGAAGCTATACAGATCACTCAACGTCCCGCCGTCTAGAATGGATGGTGAAGGGGGATTTAATTTGGGAAGATCTTCCGAAATCCTCAGAGATGAACTAAAGTTTACTAAATTTGTTGGACGTTTAAGAAAGAGATTCTCTAACATGTTCAATGACATGTTAAAAACTCAGTTAATTCTTAAGAACATCATTACTCCTGAAGATTGGGAGATTATGAGTGAGCATATTCAATATGATTTCTTATATGATAACCACTTCTCTGAACTTAAAGAATCAGAACTTCTCAATGAAAGACTGACTATGGTTCAGGCAGCAGAACCTTATGTTGGAAAGTATTTCTCTCAGGATTATGTAAGACGTAAGATTCTACGTCAAACTGATGTAGAGATTATCGAACAAGATAAACTGATTGAAAAAGAAATCAAAGCAGGTATTATTCCTGATCCTGCAACCATTGATCCTGCAACTGGAATGCCATTTGCACCTGAAGGTGCTGGTGGAGATTTAGGAGCTCCAGTTATGGAACCTGAGATTGATGGTTCTCCAACAGAAGCACCGGAAATCCCCAAGGGTGGGGAAATATAAATAATATCGAAATTTCATTAATGTAACAATGGATTCTGATTTAATGGATATGATTATTGGTGACAAATCACCATCAGATATTAGTGACAAGATTAAAGATATTCTGTTTGCAAAGTCTGCAGAGAAAATCGATAATGTAAAACCATCAGTTGCTGCAAACATGTTTGCAGGTGTGACTGGAGAATCTGATGATTCTGAATGAGTTTTTGCTAAATAAGTAAAAGTATCACTTTAAAAATGTCACGTATACGTATAATTGGAACTGAAGTAGGAACGCCAACATCTGGTGCTGCAGCTACCACTGTTAGTAATGCTACAGTTGTGAGATTACACAATGATACTGCTGCCATAAGAACTGTTGGTGTCGCCACTATGGTTGGCGCAGCATCTACAACATATTTTACTATGCCAGCAAACTCTGTTGAATTTTTAGAAAAGTATAGTTCTGAAGTTATTTTTTCAGATTCTGCAATAAAAGTATCAAAAGTAGGTTACACCAATTAATCCAATGAAACTAATCAGAGAAGAAATCGAATCAGTAAAGATTCTTACTGAAGAGAGAAACGGAAAGAAATCACTTTACATTGAAGGTGTTTTCCTCCAGGGTAACATTAAGAACCGCAATGGTCGTATGTATCCCATGGAAACTCTTCGTCGTGAAGTTGGCAGATACAACGAATCAAATATTGTATCTGGCAGAGCACTTGGTGAACTTGGCCACCCTGATGGTCCAACTGTAAACCTTGATCGTGTTTCTCACAAGATTGTTTCTCTGAAAGAATCTGGATCTAACTTTATTGGTAAAGCAAAGATCTTGAATACCCCAATGGGTAAGATTGCATCATCTTTACTCGATGAAGGTGTAAAACTAGGCGTTTCTTCTAGAGGTATTGGATCTCTGAAACCAACCAAAGAAGGTTTTAATGTTGTTGGCGATGACTTCATGTTAGCAACTGCTGCTGATATTGTTGCTGATCCTTCTGCTCCTGATGCTTTCGTTGAAGGTATTATGGAAGGAAAAGAATGGGTTTGGGAAGGAAGTATCCTTCGCGAAAGAAAAGCAGAGCAAATGAAAAATGCTGTGGAATCACTTGTCGTACAGAAGCAACTGGACGAAAAGAAGATTGAATTATTCAATAATTTCTTATCTAGTCTATAAGTAGCGTCATTTACATAAAACTTTTTAATTTATAAATAAATATAGTTAATTTAAACTAAGGATAACGGAGAGTACAAATGTCTAGTGACAACAATTTACAAGAAATGGAAGCGGGCACTAAGCAATCCAAAACTGCAGTTAATGCTGGTGCAAAACCTGCAGAGCCTATGCCAACGATGACCGATCCTGGAACTCAACTCGGCTCAGTTGAGGATCTTGGTGGTCCTACTCCAGAAAACTACAAGCCTGATGATGACTCAGCAAAACTGAGCACTCCTGGCGGATCTCTTAAGCAAGTTAGAGATGTTGTTAATAAGGGTGCAAAACCTGCTGATGCCATGAAGGGCATGAAGGAAGAAGAGGAAGTCGAAGGCGAAGTTGTCTCTGAAGATGAGACTACCGAAGAGGAAGTCGTTGCTGAGGCAGAAACTACCGAAGAGGAAGTTGTTGCTGAAGAAGAGACTGCTGAAGAGGAAGTTGTTGCAGAGGCACCTGAGTATACAGAAATCGATGTCCAAGAGGACGTTGATGCACTTCTGGGTGATCAGGAACTCTCCGAAGAGTTTAAAGAAAAAGCAAAGGCAATCTTTGAAGCAGCAATTGGTTCAAAGGTAGCGTCAATTAAAGAATCTCTAGAAGCATCTTATGAAGAGAAGCTTGTAGAGGAAGTCGCAGAAATCAAGACTGCTCTTAATGAGCGTGTTGATTCCTATCTTGAGTACGTTGCAGAAGAGTGGTTCAATGAGAATCAACTTGCTGTCGAGAACGGACTCAAGAATGAAATGGCTGATTCATTCCTTTCTGGAATGAAGGGTCTTTTTGAAGAACATTATGTAACAATCCCTGAAGATAGATACGATGTGCTTGAAAGCATGGTAGAAAAACTTGATGATATGGAGACAAAACTCAACGAGCAGATTGAGAAAAACGTTTCCCTTAACGCCCGCCTCGCAGAGTCGGTTGCTGATGGAATCGTGGACGAAGTTTCTGAAGGCCTCGCTGCTACTCAGAAAGAGAAGCTCGCTTCACTTGCTGAAAGTGTAGAGTTTGAAAGTGAAACACAATATCGTGAAAAACTGGAGACACTAAAGGAAGCATATTTTGCTTCAAAACCAAATTCTCCTTCCGTTAAGTCTGAAAGCCTTTCAGAAGGTGTAGACAATTCTCCTGAATCCGTTTCAGGTTCAATGGCTACATATCTGAAAACTCTTTCATCATTTAACAAATAATTGAATTTAATATAATTCAAACCTAAACCGTAAACACTTTAAAGGTAAACCGCAAATGTTCCATTCTGAACAGTTGCAGGAAAAGTGGGCACCCCTTCTGAACGCTGAAGGATGCGAGGAAATCAAAGATTCCCATCGTAAAGCCGTAACCGCTGTCCTGCTCGAAAACCAAGAAAAATTCCTCAAAGAGCAAAACGCATTTGCTTCTTCTGGATCATTCCTGACAGAGGCACCTACCAACGCTGTTGGTAATGGTGGATATACCTCTTCAGGTTCCGACACCGCAACTGCAGGTTTCGACCCTGTCCTGATCTCCTTGATCAGACGCGCAATGCCTAACCTGGTCGCTTATGACCTCGCAGGTGTTCAGCCTATGTCTGGTCCTACTGGACTCATCTTCGCGATGCGTTCTAAGTACAAGACTCAGGGTGGCGAAGAAGCACTGTTCAACGAAGCAGATACTGCATTCTCTGGACAAGACGCAAACTTCAACCTGACTGCTGGCGCTTCTGAGATTGGCGTTGGTATGGGTACTACAGCACAGAGTGGTGAGAACCCTGGTGCTCTGAACCCAGTTGGTACTGCTGATTCTACTGGCTACAATGTTGGCCAGGGTATGCGTACAGACAAGGCAGAAGATCTGGGCGACGGCATCGGCGCATTCAACCAGATGGCATTCTCGATCGAGAAGGTCACTGTCACCGCTAAGTCAAGAGCACTGAAGGCAGAGTACTCCTTAGAACTCGCTCAGGACCTCAAGGCTATCCACGGTCTGAACGCTGAAGCAGAACTTGCTAACATTCTCTCCACTGAGATCCTCGCTGAAATCAACAGAGAAGTCATCAGAACCATCTATAAGGTTGCTGAGCAAGGTGCTGTTCAAAACGTTGCTACCCCTGGTATCTTCGACCTTGACATCGACTCCAATGGTCGTTGGTCCGTAGAGAAGTTCAAGGGTCTTCTGTTCCAAATCGAGAGAGATGCGAACGCAATCGCACAAAGAACTCGTCGCGGAAAGGGCAACATCATCATGTGCTCTGCTGACGTTGCGTCTGCACTGACCATGGCTGGTGTGCTCGATTACACCCCTGCACTCAACGCTAACCTGAACGTTGATGACACCGGCAATACCTTCGCTGGT